GGTGGTTGGTTTGTTTCCTCTTGGTCGGCCACGTCGCTGCCCGCCTTTCGTTGTATCTGCCACGGTAGCCAATGGCTGTTCGGGCGTGTTGGATACCGCAAATGCCTGTTCGAACGCGGCTTTTACGCGTTCGGCGTTATTTGCCATACCTAACGTTATTTCTATGTGTAACCAATCGCCGCCCGGTGCGCCGTGGATTGTTGGCCGAGCGTAACTTACCCAACCTTGGTGGTTATGGGCTTTTTGTGGTTGTCCATCCACTCGATCTACGCGCCACCCGCGCCCAAAATCGTTTGGGTAGTAATCCAAGACGCATTGCACGCCCAACAATTCGTAGTTATCTAGCACGGTGTTTAGCCATGTAAGTGCTTTTATTCGTGCGTTAGGTACACCTAGTTTTCGTGCCTCAATACGGCGATACGACAAATCCATGGCTACGCCCCGTGCGTGGTTGCTTATTACGCCGCGGGTGGTGTCGGTACCGGTGCCGCGTATGTTACGCATTGCGTAGTGGCCGTTATTCCATAGGGCACCGCCGCTAGTTAGTTCGGCTTGTTTTACCCACTCGACGGTTCCCGGTAGTGGCCCGGTAACTACGGAATAGCCGGGCACTTTGTAAACGGGCATTATTTCTTTTTGTCTTTCATGCCGTTGCTAGCAACTATGCCGGCCAATGTGCCCGACAAAAACGTAACAATGGTTGCCATAAGGCTAATAAATTCCTTGTCGTTTGGGGCTTGTTCTAATGGTTGGCTAACAAATAGCAACCCGTAAACAAAACCGATTACTACTACGGCAAAAACCACACCTAAAATTACGCCTACGGTTGCAACCATGCGGGCGTGCAATTGTTCGGCGGTGTAACGATCTTTCATATTTAGCACCTATCGGCGGGTGTGCAATACGTTGGCCGGGTGCTTGGCTTGCCGTTGTTGCTGCGTGTAGTTTCGCACGCTGTTAACGTCAGTAGCGCGACGATTGCTAGCCACTTCACTACGCCTCGGGCGGTGTTGGGTCTGGCGGTGGTGGTGGCACGATTACCACACCGTCAACTACGGCCCAACCGATTGCGGCCGGCTGTTCGGGCGTGTACTCGATCAAATGTGCCGGGTCATCATTTACCCAGTCAGGTGCGACTACCTCAACGTTGACAACTACGCCGTTGGTGACGTTGGGGCTAACGATTGCTACGGTGCGTTCGCTCATACTTGGTACTCAATCCAAACATAGCCGCTGCCGCCTGCCGCACCGTTTGTTCCTGCCGTGCCGCCCGCGCCAACTGTGACGGTGATACCAACGGCGGGTGTTACTGCGCCACCTGCAACAATGTATGCGCCGTCACCTGCGTTACCGCCAGCGCCATAGTCAGCGGAATTAGCGAACGCACCTTTGCCACTATTGGTTGCGCCAGCATAACTTGTTCGTGCGCCACCACCTATTGCATTTATTCCGTTGCCGCCTGTTGCGCTAATCGTGCCACCTGCAAATGCGACCGACGAAGTACCGCCCGTTCCGCCTGATGTATCACCAGAACCACCGCCGCCTGCACGAATGTGCGCAATCGCATACGTCACGCCTGCCGGGGGCGTAAAAGTACCTGACGCGGTAAAGGCCGTTACTTGCGTCATGCTTCCAAGGTTAGCCCAACTTGTGCCGTCGTAATACTGAACCTTGTTTGTGCTTTCCAAATAACACAATTGGCCTTCGGCCAAAACCTTTTCACCCGTACCATTAAATGCCGCGTCGCGCGCGGTGGTGTCTGCAAATACGGGTACGCCCGTGTTTATCTCGGTCTGCTGTTGGGCTGTCAACACCTGCCCGCTAGTAAACGCTGGTACCGACGTTTGTTGGTTTACACCCATGATCTAATCCTAACCCAACACGTTGGTGCTATCTAGCACCCCAAATGTGTTATCCGACAAAATCAGTAGCGTTACTACCGTGGTGTCGGCGGTGTAAAACGTTATTGTGTGGCCGCCGTCCAAACTTATTTCGCCGTCTATGCCCTCGACGCTTAATTCCTCAGTAATGGTGCCCATGTTGGGCACGTCCACGGTTATTTCTATGGTGTCACCAATATCTATTGTGGCCACCGTGTCGCGTTGTAAATTCGTAAGCATTGCCAAATTTACGGTTAGGGCCGTTAAACGGGGTTGCGGTTGCGGTGCTAGTAGGTAGGCGGCGGCGGCCTCAATCTGGCCGGTTACGTGTAGCAATGATTGGCCTATGTCGCGGGTCTGCACAAAATAAGTTGCTTGGCTTGGCAAATCTTGTTCCGTTTCGGTAGTGCCGTTTAGCGCGGTTACTACGGATCGGTTTACTACTTGCCTTGCGTCAAATTCTATTTGTACGTTTCGGTACTTAAAATCGGTGCCTTGGTCGCTAAACACGGCCACCGGGTTGCTAAGGGTTTGGCCAATGCGTTCCTGAAATGTCAATGTGCCATTGGCCGACATAAACAAACGGCCAAATTCGGCGGTGCCGTTTATCTGTTGCAAATATGCCAACACGTTGGTGCCGGCTGCTACGTCGTATGCCAACGCGTGGCCTAGATCTACGGTGCCGGTTGCTATTGCCGTTGCGCCCGCGTAGTCCACTTCGGGTAGGGCTAACACGGTGGTAATACGTTGCCCGGACGTTTCTGCGCTTGGGTTAAACGCGTCCATAAACGTGTTGGCTAACAAATAAAAATCATCTACGCAATTAACGGTAATTATGTTTTGTCGGTCTAATTCGTATTGGTAATTGTAAGTTTCTACTATGCCGTTAAATAGCGGTGTGGTGTCTCGAAATATGCGTACCCGACGCATAGGTGCCAAACCGGGGCGGTTTTCCGTCGGGTCGTAAAACGGGCTAGTGGTATCAAACGGGTTTAATAGGCCGCCCGCTAATTCGTCATTAAGCGTAAATGACATAGTGCCCGCCCCAAACTGATCAAACGGTGTCGAGCGTCCACGTTTGTAATTTACGCCCGTAACAAAATCCGTAATATCGGCATACGAAGTAGTACCGTCTAATACGTCGGGGCCGTTCAGTAATGACGTGTTAAGAATAAATGCGTCTTGCAAAAACCCTGTATCTAGTTCTACGGTGTAGTCACCTGCGCTTGCTACTACGCCCGGCATTACGCCACCCGTATGTCAATCACACCGCTACGCCTGTTGTAAGCCCGTAACGCGTTTACCAACTTGTCGGGCAATGACGCGTCGGCCAATGTTGAGTACACGTTCACCGTTATGTTTCCGCCGATACCACCACGGTTTAACGGGATAACGGCTTCGGGGCCGCGTTCCCCGATCATGGCCAACGTCGGCCCGGTAACTATGCCACCGTCGGCAAGTAACGGGATTTTAGGCACGCTAAAACCCTTGCCACCCAAACCCGGCACCCAACTAGGTACCTCAAACGACAATTTGCCTATGCTGCTATTCCACAATTTTGCTATGCCATTAAAAATAGATTTGTAAAAATCTAAAACGGTGTTTAGGTACCCTTTAATAAAATCTACTGACGCGGTAACACCCGTTTTTATTGCGTCAAACACACTATTAACCATGTTTCTAAACGCTTCGGATTTGTTGTACGCCAACACTAATGCGGCTACTAACGCCACAATTGCTATTACTACTAACGTAATTGGGTTGGCGGCCATAACAAAATTAAACGCGGTTTGAGCGGCGGTAACTAAAATAACCCCGGCTTTGTAAACTTTCATTGCGGTGTTGGCAATTAGTACGGCGGCCGCTACGGCACCAATAGCACCCGCAACAATTAAAAATGCGGTGGTGTTTTCTTGCGCCATTGTCGCTAACGGCATGAGTATGCCTAACAATTTTTCTACGGCGGGTAGCAATGCCGCGCCTATTGACTCTTTGGCTTCGGCCATTTGGATACCAAAATTTTTCATTTGCCCGGCGGCTGTGTTGGCTGCGTCTGACGCGGCCCCGCCGGTGGTGCCGGCTAGTGCAATCATTACATCGTCAAAACTTTGGCCGTCGGCTATTAGTGGTATTAGTGACGCGTCTAGGCCTTTAAGGCCTTTCATGTTGCCGTTGTAGGCCTTGCTTAGTGCGTCGGTAACGGTGGTTAGGTCTTTGCCGGTGCTTGCGCTTATGTCGAGTGCGGCACTTAATAGTTCTTGGCTGTATTCCAACGAACCTGTGGATTGCACCAACGTGGCTAGCGCGGGCCTTAAATCGTCATCGGCTACGGCGGCCGAACGCGACATAACGGATAGCAATTTTTCATTTATTGCTATTTGTTCATCTGTTGCCATACCTGAACGTTTAAGTACGCCCGCTAATTGGTCTTGCGCGGCTGCGTCTTCCATGGCCGCTTTTGCGGCCGAACCTAACCCGGCGGCTAATCCTGCTAATGCGGCGGTGGCCGGTATTGCGGCTTTTTTTAACGCAAATTGGGCTTTTTCGCCGGTGGTTTCCAATTGCTTAAATTCGGCTATGGCTTTACTAATGCCCTTGCCGTCAAATTCGCTAACGATTGGTAAGGATACGGCCATGGTTAACCCCTAACGCTACTTCACTTGGCCATTTCGG